CAAGCGCTCGACAGTCTCAGATAATCGGGTAACGTATTCGGACAGTAGCATGTAGCCTCCAGTTAGCGTCTGATGAGAACCCAGACAAGGACGACGCCGATCCATAGTCTAGGGAGATATTCGAGGAGCTCAGGGAGCCCCAACAGAACCACAGAACACGAGTAGCCGCAACTACTCAATAGGATCAAGGAGATCATCCAACTCCCCCACGTCAGGGATCCCCGCTGAAGTCCTGCCATGCTCTCGGAACACGACGATCCGCCGAGAGTCCCCCACAGCGCACAGTCTGCAGGTATTGCAACTCACGCGCCGGCTACGCTGAGCTGGACAAGGAGTCACAGGAACACCCCCGAGAGTGCGCCCCTGCAGGGATGCGAACTGTTCAGCAGTAGCTATCACCGGAAGAGTGACCGACCAACCGAGGCCGAGATACTCCCGCAGCTGCGCAAGCTTATCCGCCGAGGCGAAGAACAGCCCCCGCAACTCGGGGCGCTCCTTTGGGAAGTGGGTATACCCCACGACCCGCAGACCCTCTTTAACGAACGGCCGAAGGTACTCGCCCCAGTCTATGAGGACCCGAGCGGGATCACCGATTGCCCCTACCCTAACCATGCGAGCACCCCGAGCCATGAGACGGATCGCCTCCTTGGGCGTTAGGGTCTTGGAACCAGCTCGCTGCATTGCGGACAGTGCCCAGCTCGGAGATCCAAACTGAGCATAACAGGACCCCCCATCCAAGAGAGGGCAGCCCTCGCAAGACTTGCGACTCTCCTCACGAGAGCGGCCGATCCATATCGTCGGACAGTCCCCCGTCTTTGCGTTGCTAGTGCGCGCTCTTAACATGATGCCGATCATGACATCACCTCCTCAGACTGGAGATCGAACCAGTCTAACACCCGCTCCAGGAGGACGGTGAAGCTTTCGGCCTGGTACAAGTCCAAGCCCCGGGCCCAGCACTCCAGCGCTTTATCCTCGCTCAGGGTAGCAGGAACAGCAAGGGTTAACGCAGGCCCCGTAACAAGGAACGCAGGACCATCAGGACCCACCTTACCAACGGTCACCAGCTGCCGGGGGTGAGCCGAATGTCTCCAGCTCGTAGAGTTACGAGCAAGTGAAAAGGAATTCTTGACCCACCCGCGGCGACGCATGAGCCCCGCGATCTTTCGGTTAGTTGTAGTCTTAGTCATTGTCATAGTCTCCGCTGGTTTGTTTGAACTCGCCCGCAATCACGGCCACCAACAAGGCCAGGCTGCAGGGATAAAGAATCAGAAAGAGGACACCACCGGGATCAATCAAGATCCACCCCCGCGGCCTCAAGTTTAGAGAGCAGCTCGGGATCGCTCTCAGCTCGGGTAAGACAGACGAAGCAAACAGGACCGCCGTCCTCCTCGCTGATCCCGGTGCAATCGTCCTCGTAAAATTCACCTTGTACACCACATCCTAAACATTGTTGCAACATTGTAGCCTCCTATGCGCGCTATCATGCCGCGCTATCACGTTTATCTATCACGACGCTCGCTTCGCTCGCTCTATCACCGGGGCTCTATCATCCGCCTATCACGCGAACTATCACCCCGTGGGGGAGGGGCTCCAAAGAGCCCCCCGGAATGCTTAGCAGTCTTCGTCGTAGTCGACGCCAAGCTGAAGACCTGCGGACTCTAAGCAGTAGAAGACATTGACCAGCTGGTCAATCCACAGACAGATCTTGGCGTGGTCCTCAATCGTGCCATCGCACAGCATGTAAGAGTCCATGATTGACCTGGCTGACTCTAACGCGATCAGACAGTCTGCAGCGTGCCAGACGCTGACGCGAGAAGCAGTGTAAGCCAGGAGACCCTCAAGCCCCCGGGGCATAGGAACATCGCTAAGCATTGGGGGAAGATACAGCCTCTTACTTCTATTGCGCTTCGGCCACTCCGAAGCGTCGCCATATATTCCCTTTGCTGTAATGATGGCGGATGGTGGATCAGACATGGTAGGGGCCGCGTCTCTACTGAGAGACATGTAGGTGTCAAGGGTTTCAGCGTAGGGAGAAGGGGAAGCAGCGGGGTAAGTCATGGTAGCCTCGGTGTTTGTGGTCTTGATTGCTCGGTAGACACTGTGTCAACGTCGCCCCACCAATATGACCGATTGACAAGGAAAATGCAAACGGGAAAATGCATTTAGTCTGATAATGGAGGTTTAAAGGGGATTATTGAATGGTGGGATCTTTGTGGGCTTGTAGTGTAGCCAGGCGACTACACGGAGCACGGATCGAATGTTCATTATAATCTACACGCGAGGGATGAAGTTCTCTTCAACTGCAGACAATTGAGCGCGCCGATTCTCTCCAGCTCAAGACAATTGCGGCTACCAGGAAGCCGACCAGCCCCCCCTCTTAGGTTTCGTTTCACGCGAGATCTCCCCGTGATAGCCTCGAGGAGCGCGATCCACTCCAGCAGGTGAGACACTGTATGAAAGCGCAGGTACAACCTGTAATATCAGTGAGTAGGCTGGCAGCTCAGGGGGGGTACCCCCCAAGGTGGTCACGCCGAAAAGTTTTGTTGTTGTTTTGAACATCCATAGCTATTTTTCTCATTCCAAAATTTCCAGAAAATTCCGAGACACTAAACCAAAAACCGCGGCAGAATCAACTTCGTGAGACACTGTGTAATTTCTTTTATATAATATAGACCAGTACAGTGTCTCACCCTGGCATTATAGAGTTGTGAGTCACTATAGGGAGGCAGCTTGGAAAGAGAACAAATCCACCAGCTATTAGATCGGCACAATCATTTTTGGGAGAGGAAGCGCACAGAGATGGCTCGCTACCGAGCTGCGTATGAGACAAAGTTCTGGCGGGACCAGTACAGTGTGCTGACGCCAAACGATGACCCTGGGCAGATTGCCATTCAGGTGCCTCTGGCGTATGAGTTTGTGGAGGGGCTGATTGCGTCACTGTTCGCCAAGAACCCTGCTGTGACACTGAAGCCGGGTATTGAGTCAGTGGGCGACGCACCCAAAGCGCAAGCGCTGGCTAATACGTTTTTGCGGACGGCCCGGCAGACTCTTGAGAGTTGCTCCCGCATGGCTCTTATTTATCCTCACTCGTATATCAAGCTGGTTCCCCAGGAAGTGAATGACGAGATGCAAGTAGTCCCTGTGGCTGTTGCTCCTTGGGAAGTGATTGTGGACGATGATGCTCCACGGTATGACCTGCAGAAGTATATGGCGCATGTGTACTATATGACGACGGAGGAGGCTGCTCAGAAGTTTGGTGACCGGGACTATGAGGGTTCTTTCAAGGACACGTACTTTAAAGACTATGAGCGCTTGGATGAAGAGGAAGAGCCGAATCCTGTGTTCTCTTACATTAAGGTTGTGGAGTTCTATGACATGGTGGAGGACAAGCTGACGTTCTTCTCTCCGACGGTTTCTGAAGGCAATGCTGTGCTAATGGAGCAGAGCCCGATTCCGTTCCGGGACTATAAGAACCGGCCTGTGACGCCTTTGTGTCCTTTCTACTTCCAGCGCTTACCGGACTTTCCGATGCTGGGGTATTCTGCGCTGTCTCGTATCTATGACCAAATCTACGAGATGAACATTGTGCGGTCCTTTCAAGCGGGCGCTGTTCGCAAAGCGTCTCGTCAATACCTGGTAAAGAAGGGAATTCTGGACGAAGAAGCGATGGCGCAAGTGACCTCGGGCATCGACGGGCTGTTTATTGAAGTGGAGGACGAGGACCTGGAGGGTGTTATTCGTCCTGTGCCGCATAATCAAGTGCCCACGGAAGTGGAGATGTATGCTCGTACTGTGCTTGAAGATCGTGAGCGGGGCACGGTGGCTGCTTCATTTACTCGGGGCGAAGCTACGAAAGCTACGGCAACGGAGATTGCTGCTTTGGCTGCGTATACAAGCTCTGAGCTGGGGCGTATGGCGCGTGAGCGCGATGGTGCCATTGAGCATTTGGTGTCTGCGTATCTGTGTATGAAGAGCCTGTACTTGCCTGATCGTGGTGTTGTGATTCGACACGAGAATGAGCTCATGCGGGTAATGCCAAAGGACCTGATGGGGGACTTTGAGTTCTATGCTTCTGACTCTGCGGCGACTCCCATGTCAGAGCAAATGGCCAAGCAGCAGCTGCTGCAGAACATTCCTACGCTTGTACAGCTTGGTGTTCCTCCTGTGGAGATGCTAAGAGAGGTGGTTCGCATGTTGAATCTGCCTGAAAGCTTTATCGACGGGGCAATCCAACAGCAGGAGCAGATGATGGCTGCCCAACAGCAAGCCCAACAAGCCCAAATGGGTGCTTTGCCAACTGAGCCGACGATGGAAGAAGCTATTCGCAATCCCAGCCCAGCAACCCTCGCTGGCTTTTTACCTGGAGAACAGTGATGCCGATGTATGAGTTCCGGTGTTCGCGCTGCAATCGCAGAATGCAAGATCTATTCAAAGTAGATGAATGCCCAAAGCTGATTGAGTGTCCTTGTGGCGGTCTGGCAGATCGGGTGGTGAGCCTGATTGCCAATACAGCTTCTCAATGGGGCGACTCACATGGGTACTATGACCGTGGTCTGGGTACATATGTGGAGAATGCCCAACACAGAGAGCGCGTTATGAAGAAGCGTGGGCTTGTGTCTCTGCAAGACTATGACAAGAACTATGTGGAGGATCGTCTGCAGAAGCGCCAAGACGTATTTGACCAACATGAACGAGACGTGCGAGACTATAAACAATACCGCGCACTTGGCAGATCCAAAGGTGAAGCCATGGCGGAAGTGTACAATGCTGAGCGTCTGACTGAAGATGGACTGATGGAGTAACCATGGCTGAGATGATGGATCCTGTGACAATGATGCAAGAAAACCAAAGCATAGCTGCAGATGTTGACTCTATGCGAGAAAATATTGCTATGCAGATGACACCTGAGGGTGACTTCTCAAAGAAGGCAATGAACCAGCTGATTCGGTCACTGAACCGAGCACGCGACTTATTTGCTGCTCCACCCATCCCACAAGCTGCTGCTGACTCTGAAGTGATGACGGAAGATGTAGTATCTACGCTCATGATGCTTAAGCAAGCCAGTGAGGATGCTGGTACTGAGCTGCCCGTCAGCTTTGCTGGGGTGGTTGACGATCAGGATCTGGCTGTGCTTACTGCGCAGGTCGAGGGCCTGGTTGAAGACCGGATGTTTAAACAGTTTCTGAACCAGCAAGTGCCAGGGACAGAAGAAGTAGCAGAAGAAGTGACTGAAGAAGTAGCCACCCAGGAAGCTGAGATGGCCGATGTTGACATGGACGCTCTAATGATGGAGCGCCTCTAATAGGAGAAGAGATGGACACGGACACCAATCCACCCGTCGAAGAGACCCCCGAACCCGCTGCTGTGGAGCAACCCGAACCGGATACTGAACCCGCAGAGGATCCAAAAGACGCATCAGAAGAAAGAGAACAGACCTTTCAGAAGCTCATTCAGATGATGGAGCAGGATGCGGAGCTGCAGAAGGACGAGTCACTCAATGGTGACGAGGTCTATAAGGGAATCAAGTACAAAGAGACCCTCATGGGCCTTGATGATGACGCCAAGAAGCTGCTCAGCAACATGCGAAGTGACTATACGCGCAAATCTCAGGACCTGTCTGAGCAAAGAAAGCAGCTTGAAGCCCAAGCTAATGAACTGGAAGCACAGCGCAAAGCCATGCTCGAATCCGGCTATTTAGAAAAACTAGCTGAGAAGGCCAATCAAGATGTCGAGATCAACCCCTGGGATGAGAAAAGCATTGAGGGTCGCATCGAGCAAGAGGTTGCCAAGCGCTTAGAAGAGCTCATGCGCCCCATGCAGACAGAGTATGCAGTCCAACAAAGAGAGATACAACTGCGCCAGTTCAAAGCAGAGCACCCTGATCTTGAGAACTATAAGCACGAGATTGTAGATACTTTGAAAGAAAACGAAGGAATGCGCTTAGAGCAAGCATATTGGCTGGTGAAAGGCCAGAAATTAGATGCTGAGATGAAGACGCAAGCTCGTGAGTTGAGTCAATACAAGTCAGCGGCACGAGAGGCTGGTCTTAAAGTTGGTGGCCTGAGTAGACGCCGCAGTACGGGGATCCCGGACAATGTTAAGACTGGCAGCGCTTATGACATCTATAAGTTCCTTGCGAACCAGAAACAAAAGAAGTAACCTAAACACGAGCATGCTGCTGCGACCCCGTAAGGGCCACCCAAGGCAGCACCCCCCGACAGGGACACGGTAAAGCTCGGACACTTTCCAAACCCAAGAGGATAAAATGGCAATTTCCAATGAGATTCTGTCTTCGACTCTGAGAGTCCTGGCAGAGCGGGAAGTGGACAACCTTTATAAGAATGTCCCTTTCCTTAATGAAGTACGCAATAGCGGTGGTGTTGAAGTCATTGATGGTGGATCCAAGATTGATCGTGCCCTCATTCTGGCTGAGCACAGCTCTATTACCCAGCTCTCTTCTGGCTATGAGGCAGTCAACCTGGCTGTTTCTGATGCTCTGAAGAATGCTTCCTACGAGTTCTGTGATTTCGTTGCTCCCATCGTCATCACCAAGAAGGAAGAGTTGAGCAACCGTGGCGAGCGCGCCATCATCTCCATCGTCGAGGCTCGTATGAAGTCCGTCATGGGAATGCTGCAGCGCGAGTTCGAGAAGCAGATTGTTGCCAATAGCAGCACGGTGCTGACTGAGCTCAACACGCTGAATGGTGCTGCCGGACTGGCTGGTGGCCTTAACATCAGTGGCTCCGGCACTGGCTTCCTTGAGGCAGATGCTTTTGGTAGCCAAGGGAATACTGTTGGTGGTCTGTCCAAGGCAACCTACAACACCTTCAACAACCAGTTCAAGAACTCAACGGCTGGTGGTGGCTCTCCGACTTTCAGTGCGAACGCTATTGCGGATATGACTGAGATGTACATTGAGTGTCAGAACAACTCTCCCATGGGTGTTCCTAACCTCATTCTCAGCTCTCCCACGGCTTACAAGAACTACAAACAAGTTCTGTTTGCTAACGAGCGCTACATGCCTGAGGACACTCTTGATGGTGGTAAGTTGGCTCTTGCCTTTGCTTCTGCCAAGATGTACGTGGATCCATTCCTGCCAGTCACGAACGGCCCCAACTCTGTCAGTATTTACATGCTGAACACTGAGTTTATGAAGCTGGTGATTGATTCGGATGCTAACTTCACGGTGAGCGACTTTGAGCACATCTCTGGATATGCCTCACGAGCTGCCCACATTATGTGTCGTTGCCAGTTGATCACTGATCATCTTGCTTCCCACGCCCTTATTGTTAACGCTGAGACTTGAGGTAAACCATGGCTACTAATACTACTCTTCAGTATCTTGAGTCTACTGGCGAGGACGCTTTTGGCGCTTCTGCTTCTTTAGGCGCAAATGTATCTAACCGTCGTCAGGTTGAGACGTTCATTGCTTCGGCTGCTATTGCTGCAGGTGACGCAGTGACGTTTGACCTTTCGCAGACTGACGATAACCTTCGCTCTTTGCGGGTGCTAAAATCTGCTACCGGCGTTGTCACTACCAAGTGTTTTGTTGGCGTTGCCCTTAACTCTGCTGCTGCTTTGGGTGACCGTGTAGACGTTTGCTTAGCAGGCCCTTGCGTTGCTAACATTGCCAGTGGTGGCGGTGTTGGCGTACCTTTGGCTATTGGCACTACTGCCGGAAAGCTTGAAGATTACACTGCTGCCGCATCAGTGCTGTCCATTGCTGCACACTGCGTTACTGTCCCTGATGGTGGTCAAGCCACTGTGATTGTACACAAGCAGTTCTAAGCTACAACTTTCCCTCCATGGCCCTCCACTCCACCCTCGGGGTGGGGGGTTTCTTTGTATCTGGAGATGCCATGAATCTTGGTCAAATCATCGACCGATGCGGTACGATTGTTGATTTCAACCCCAACATTGCCGACTACCGCAATGAAGTGCGGTCCTTGGTCAACATGGCATACTTAGAGATGTTTGGTGACAAGCCGTATGTGTTTGCCCAAAAAGATGCTTACATCAACGTTTACAAAGACACACCCGTGCTGGCTTTCAGTCTGGCAGCTGATGTTGTAACCGCAACAACTGGCACGCCGTTTCTTTCCCGTCACGAGGGCATGGTCTTTACCATAAATACCGGCGTATATAAGGGTGATTATGTCATCCGCAATTACCGAAGCAGCACCGTTATAGACATTGACACCATCGATGGCTCTTCTTTAGTGGGTGCGTCTGCAACGGGAATCTCGGGCACAGTAAAGCACAGGTTTGTAGACTTCCCAGAAGACTACATGGACACCCTGGGCATTGGCCTTAGGCAGCCCGACCAGCCTACAACGCAGCCGTTCACGTACTTAACGCGATGGCTCGATGAGGCCCTTGGTCTAGACCTCGACACGGTCTCTACTCCAACAGACTTTCTTATCGTCAGTCCTGGTTTGCTGAAACCTCCAGTTAAAGCAGCCACACTGGCAGCCGCAGGTGGTTCGCCCCCAGCTGGCGCTGGTGATTACGACGTAGTCTATACCTTTGTGCGAGGCGGACGCGAGAGCGCCCCCAGTCCTGTGAGTGCATTCGTCACCCTGACAGCCGGGCAGAAGGCGGACCTCTCAGCCATGCAAGCGTCTACAGCAACCAGCGGGCTTGACAAGAGAGTGTACTTGCGTGGCCCTGAAAGCGATGCGTTCTATGTTGTAACCAACGGTGATCAAACACCAGCTACAACCTCTGTGGCTAACCTGCAGCTTTCTGGTGAGTACCTAAGCGAAGGCACCAGGCTTCCAGAGCATGAAGGCATTTATCAGCGCTTTCGCATGTACCCGCGACAAGATCAAAACTACTTAGTGACGCTGCGCTACCTGTTCCGGCCTACCAAGCTAATTGACGATGCAGACGCCCCCATTTTCCCTACTGAGCATCATGACTACTTGGTGTACAGGGTCTGCCAAGAGCTCTTTGTTAAGCACAATAACTTGCCTCAGAGCGAGATTTATCGTGCCAAAGCGGACCGCAGGCTGCAAGATATTGAGAACAGGTATCTCACTACCAGAAAAAGCACCTTTGTTAAGGGCCGTTGGCGCTCTACAACTATGTACCAGCGTCCGCTGCCCGTGTTGAGTCATACGCCATGAAAACAAACCAACAGCTTCGCGTCCCATTAGCTTTGGGCATGGACCAACAAGAGCCCCCCGCTCTTGAGTCTGCAGGGCTAATAGAGAACTACACTGTAGATCCCATTACCAAGGGCTGGGACAATCGCATTGGCTACGAAAAGTATCTAAGCGCCCAAGCAAAGTACGGGACTCTGGGTTCTTTAGGGCCAATAGATTCTTTGTACATTTGGGTCAAGCGAAGCGGATCTCAACAGCTGGTGATATTTGAATCTAACAATGTACTCAACATTTTAGATCCTACAAGCAACACCAAGATTGAGGTAAGCAGCCAGAGGACCAACTACAGTTCTTCTGATTATGGCACTTTCTACGTGCCTTTTGGCGATTACTTAATTGTCCTTAATGGTGTAGACGATCCTATGAAGCTGAGCGGTTGGCCTATGAGTCGCCCCAGCACGGTGAGTAATTGGAAGACACCTTTAGGTTTTCTGCGAGCTCCGTCCTCACCTGAGCCTTGGGATATTAACAATAATCCTGATGAGCTTTATTATGACAACAAGCAAAGCGTTTCTGTATTTGCTACCAGTGATGCTGGGGAGTTGGCCGAAAGGGGCTTAGGATCTCTAACGTCAGACGCAGACAACAGATATCAATGGAAGGTAACCTTTGTTTCTGACAGCGGCAGCGAGTCTCAAATAAGCCACCCAAGCAGAACCATTGAATGGCAAACTCCCGGCACCGACACGCATGCTAATTTTCGCTTTAATGCTTTGGTAGAAATGCCAACGGGCACGTTTCCGCACATACAAGCGCGCAGGTTGTACCGCACAAAAAGCAATGATTTTAGTTCATTTTATTTTGTAGCTCAAATTGACAACCCAGAAGAAATGTACTTCTACGATCCTGTTGGCGACGCAGAGCTTGTCAACCTGGCTCCAGAGATTACTGCCAGTGTGCAGTTTCCGGCTCCAGCAGCTCGCTTTGGCGCTGCGTTTAAGAACTGTTTGTTTCTCGAAGGCGGCTTGAGCGAAAGTACACGCTTGTACTACAGCAACCCAGGCAAGCCGGATCAATATGGAGCTTTAGACTTTCTCGAACTGGGGGCCCGTTATGGAGGTGCCATTACGGGGCTTCACGCACATTACGATATGCTCCTGGTGCTTAGGGAGCGCAGTGTAGATGTAGTGACGGGTGAGTATCCAAACTTTGTTTCAACGACCCTTGTGAGCGGCATTGGCTCTCTTAGTCCTAAAGCAATAGTGACTGTGCCCGAGCTGACGGGCGTCATGTTCTTGGGCACTGACGGCGTGTACTTGTTCACAGGGGGCTTGAGCGGCGGTTCACAAGTGCAAGTGCAGAAGATTTCAGACCCCATCATGAAGACGGCTAAGAGGTTTACAAAAGACAGCCTGGCGGGGGCGTGTGCTGTGTACAGCAGCAAATGGAGAGAGGTGCATTTCTATGTGCCGGTCGATGGCGGTTCTAAACCACAGCTGGGCATTGTGTTTCATACTGATAAAAATGCCTGGTCCCTGCGTGAAAGCTTTCCGGTACAAAGCGTTGCGACTGACAAGAACGACGAGATTGTGTTTGGGCATAATACTGGAAGCGCAGAAAATTACGAAGAAAGCGGCCTCTTTGTAATCAGCCGGATTAGGCAGCAGGGATACACGTTCACTTATGATCCTGACACGCAAGTGGGCACCGTAATAGACAAAGACCCTTATCTTTCAAGGTTTAGGTCTCCCGTCTTAGACTTTGGTGACCCAACAAAGAAGAAGTTTGTAAAGTACGTTTACTTGTATGTAAAGACTTACGGCGGTGACAACACAATAAAGCTCAACTATTATTTGGATCATGACTACTCATTTACTGCCAGCACAAGCCGAAAGTTGCAGCGGCCAGATCACCCTGACCAGCCAATATTCGACAAAGCTGTGTACAATGCCGATGTATGGCAAGAGGGTTTCTTGACAGAGCTCAGGTTTCCTGTACACAACAAGGCGTGCTCATATTTTCAGTGGGAAATGGTCACAGATGAAGATGTTGTGCTGGTCGGGTATTCGATTGATTTCGATGTTAATGGTATGATTGCTGGGGACGGTAAAGAGACACCTTCGACCAGGAGCCGGGCATGAGCTACCGATGGCGAGAGGCTGACCTGAGAAGCAACAACGTTGTTGACGCTGATGCTGTAAATGCCGACTACGACTCTAAGAAAAGTGCCATTAACGGCGGTTTAGACAGAGACAACTTGTTGCACGACAGTATTGGCGATCCTGAGTTCTACTACGACAGCAACCTTGAGCGCACATCTACCCCATTTTATAGAGCGGACGTTACGCCAAATCAAATAGACTTAGCAGCTGATTATGCAACATACGCCGTCACCGCCCCCACGGGCTCTCAGTCTTTTGCTTGCACGCAGTTCAAAGAATATGCCGGAGGGTGGATTACTGCTCACACGGAAACTTTAAGCTGTAAAGCGGGGATGTTGCAGGTTGAGTTCCGTGGCTGGCATTTTTTGAACCAACTGAATGCGTATCAACTGCCAAAGTGGATTACATATCAAATCTTGGTAGATAATGTTCCGGTTATTGAAACCAAGGGCAATTTCTATACACCAATACAAGCTGTATATTTGGTGGGTAGCATTCCTGTTGCCGACGGAGAAATAGCAGTAAGCATGCGATGGAAGCACACGCCGTCTGGCCAATATTTGGTTGCTCCAGGAAGCAATGCTTATTTGGCTTTTGATAACAAAGACGACCCGCAGATGTTCTTCGCCGGCGTAGCAATGTCTTTGATTAACAGGATTAGATAATGAGCAAAATCACTAATGTTTCATTTGTTCCTGGGAATACGGTTCCTGTTGCTACTGTGAACAGCAAGTTTACAGATGTGCAAACAGCAACACAAAATTTGGATGAAACCAATTTTCGTTCAGAAGCTATAGACCTGTACCATATGGCTACAGACGCTTCAATGATTAAAGCAGCCAAAAGGGCAGACTCTACTTCGCTGTCTTTTACTCGCGTCTATGAAACACAAAATTCCGCCCAAGTTGTTCAAGGGGATGACGGGTCTGGTGGAGCTGTTGCATTGACGATGGACATGGGCTCGATAATTCCGTATAGCGCCTATGACATTATACGGCTGTATTGGAGCGTTGAGGTCACGGCTCAAGTCTTAGGTGGAAATACCGGCGACGGCGGCAATTACAGAACTTACCAGCCCCGAGGCGGCTTGTTTTGGGGGATATATCCGGTCTGGGGTACAAACAATGTCAGTTGGACACCTGTGCCGGGGCAAGCGCACTTAACAAGCCAAACAATCGCAGGGCAGGCAGCGAACTATTTGCACACTGACTCTACTCTGGCGCTCATGCCGATCCCGCATGTGTTGCAATACAATGAAAAAACGGACAGCCAGACAGACAACTATATTGCCTACAGGTATCCTGAGAATAATGAAAAATACTCAACCAGCGCGGCATGGTTTTATCGAGCCCCTACTTCAGGTTCTTATCGGTATTTTCAGCTTCGCCTCCATGGGCTGTTGACTGGCTGGAACGATGGATCTGGTAACTCTTATTTGTCTGACTATTACGCAAACACTTTTGTCTCTGGCGGGACAAAGGCAAGCATAACTTTGCGCAGGATATATCTGACTGCCGTACATTTAAGGGGGTCCTGATGGCTTTTGTTCCAGTCACAATCAGTACTTCAACCATTAATGCTGCCGGTATTGATACCAACTTGTCGAATATGAGAAAGTATATCAATGGTCAAATGGTGGCTGGAGATTTAGATACTGATTGGGTGAAGTCACACCACTTGATGGCCGGTAAATACAACAACATCAACAACACTATGGAGTTTATAAGCGGCATCCAGGGTGGCAAAGTACGGACAGCTCCTCGTCAGTTGATGACTTTCTCGTCTCGCTTTAATACCTTCAGAAATGATTCAAACGGCACGATGTCTTTTGAAGATGCTCAGTTTGAGTTTGTTCCAAACACTACAATCATGCTGACTGTAAACGTGCCTTTGTCGGCGCTTATGATTCATTTTCACATGATCTCCATACACGAGGATGTCACAAAGAACACAAGCGTAGCAAACATGGGCACGGGGCAAGCATTGCTGCAGGTTGTCATGAGCCCTGAACCTCTAGACAGCGCAGTCATCAACAAGAGGTCAGACACGGGCGGTGCCAGAATCAGAAAACCATTCTTGCCTTTGTGGTCTGTTGAAGAAAACATGCAGGCCATTACCGCTACCGGGCCAGGAACCACAACCAGCAGAGCGCATCGCTGCAAAAGATTTCCCAAGGCGGGCACCTTTATGAAACCGAATTGCCCTGCTGGCACTTGGCGCTTGGGTTTGATTGGGAAAAATTCTTCGAGTAAACTTAAAATCGTACACTGGTCAGTGACGGTTGAGGGATGGTTGTAATGGCAGAAGGTGAAGGAAAGTATCAGCTGCAGTATGGCGTCACTGATTTTGGCAGTGGAGCGATGCGTGGCGCAGCTACCGGGGCTATGCTGGGTGCTAAGCTTGGTGGCCCTCTCTTTGGTGCTGGTGGCATGCTTGTGGGCGGCGGACTGGGTGCTGTGGCCGGTGGTGTATCCAACCTGATTCAAGGCAGGGATGAGCGCCGGGAAATGGCTGACCTGATGCGCCGTCGAGAGATGGGCATGCTTGGATTGACGGATGAGGAGCGAGCTGATGCTGAACGAGCTCTTATGGATCCACAACGGGCCA